AGGTGAGAGAGGACAAGCCCTACGGCATCCTCTGGTTTGGCGACCCGCACCTTGGCCCTCACTGCAACTGGGCTCTTCTCGAAAGCCATATCGCCATCGCGAGACAGCCTGGCGTTTATGGCGGCAATATAGGTGACACAACCGACAATTGGCCGTGGACCGGACGCCTTGCCCGGCTATGGGCCGAGAACGACATCTCACACAAGACAGAGCGCCGGCTGGCTACGTGGTTCATGATGGAGGCCGGCATCAAATGGCTCTTGTGGCTCGGCGGGAATCACGATGAGTGGAACGGCGGCACGGAATTCTACAAACTCCTTGGCGCCTCCCACGTCCCTGTGATTGACTGGCGAGCGCAGTTCACACTCTGCCATAAGAACGGCTCGCAAACCCGCATAGACGCGGCCCACGGGCGCAAGGGCACGTCCATCTACAATCCCGCCCACGGCACACTCCGGGATGCAAAGTTCGGCGAGGAAGCGGCCCTGTTCGTCACCGGCCATATCCACAGCTTCGGCCTGTTCGACATCGAGTTCCCCGAAAAAAAGACGCAGACCTGGTTAGCCCAAGTCTCTGGCTACAAGATGGGCGACAGGCACGCGCTGGTGAATGGATATGCTCAATCTAACCGTGGCGCGGCGGTACTGTCTGTCATCTACCCGTCCACCGGCAAGGTACAATGCTTTGCAGATGTGGAAGAAGGCGCTGAATTCCTTGCTTTTTTGCGCCAGTGATAGTACATTTTCACAATCAATTCAAAGGGTTGTTCGTGTTCACATGAACGAAATCGCGACTGAAACTTTCGGCCCAATGGAGAACTACATGACCGATCAACCAGACGTGAAAATTGCCATCGCTGACGAGGCCAAGCGCATCGTTGCCGGCGCCCGCCGCTCCGCTTATGGATCACCCGAACAGAACTTCGATCGCATCGCCCGTTTCTGGACGGCATATTTTCAGAACACCGGCCGTGAATTGACGATCAGCGCCGCAGATGTTTCCCCGCTCATGCGCCTGATGAAGGAAGCTCGCCTCTGCGAATCCCCAAGCCATCGGGACAGTTTCGTTGATCTGATCGGCTACACGCTAACGGGTGCTGAAGTGAACAAGGTTCCAGCCGAATGAAGCGCGTCTACGTAGCTGGCCCAATGTCGGGCATCCCAGAGTTCAATTTCCCTGCCTTTAATGCAGCGGCGGCAAAACTGCGCGCCGAAGGGTATGTGGTGTTCAACCCCGCCGAACGAGATATCGAGCGCCACGGCGGGGTTGATATCTCCAAAGGCAATGCGACGGGCTCACAAGAGCATGCAGCGAAGGAGCATGGTTTTTCTCTGCGTGAGGCTCTAGCGGACGACACGGCGTGGATATGCAAGGAGGCTACCGCCATCGCCATGTTGCCCGGCTGGGAGAATTCAAAGGGCGCCCGTGCCGAATGGCATCTGTCCTTAGCGCTCGGGCATGAGGTAATATACCTCTAGGATCTGGAGAAGGCGAACTTCCTTGTGGGCTCGCTGGAACAGGATGGCGTAAAACCGCGCTTTGAGGTCATCCCGCCACCGAGGAAGAAGCGCTAACGCTTCCGCCAGAGCACCGGCACTGTTTGCGTCTTGCTATCGTACAGGCCAGTCTTGGCCGTTTCGATGATGCGGCCGCCCTGCCTAAGCTGGACCAGGCTGTAGGTTTTATGCCCCAAACAAGCCTCGAAAGCCGCCTTGGCTGCTGAGAAGATATCCACCTCGCCGATTGTCTCGATGATGGCATCTGTCTCATCGACAACGTGGATCTGATAACTGTAGTCGTGAATAGCGCGGCTTCGTTGGCCCATCGCGGCTGCTCCTGAGAACGTCCGCCCCACCTGTGGAAATTATTCCTATGGGAGGAGGTCAGGAGTCAAGGGCGAGTAGCGCTTCGGCTTCAGCCGTCACGCGAGCCCGGCAAGGGCCTTCAAAACCTCGCGGTGCATCGCGACATGCTTCACATCTGGCGGCCGGCTTCCCCGCGCGTGGTTGCAACTCTCATGTGCTAGAAGAAAGTTTTCCAACCTATCTGCGCCGCCTCGACCTTTGGGGGTGACGTGATCGATAGTGGCCTGCGCCCGCGTCATTGCTGAACGGCAGATGCAGCAGACCGGCCCCTGTGCGGCGAAAAGCAGGTTCACTGTCGCGCGACGGTGCCAGAAAAGCGTAAAACCTTCCGCGGCGATGCGGGCCTTTAACTCTTCCGCTCGTCTCAAGAGATCATCCATCACCAAAATCCCAAAGCTTCCCCAACCACCTTCACCTCGCCAACCAGGATAATAGCCGGGGCTGCTATCCTTATGATGGCGAGGATGATGCGGAGGTCGCCGGGGAAGCGGTTAGCCATCAGTCTTTCCATCCTCCCTGCCGGGTCGGCAGCGGCTTGTCGTAGGAGTCTTTTCTGACATGCACCCTATCGGAACAAACGGGGCATTCGACGCTTACAAAGTCGCCATCCCGTTGGTCGAAAGTGGTCTTGGCCTCCGATGCCTTAAACCGCAGCTGTGAGTCGCAACTCCTGCACATTGCAGTATAGATGCGCTCGCTCGGCTTTTGGCCTACTTGCAGAACCACAACCATCTCTATTCTCCTCTCCGATCCTGGCGGATGGCGGAGGCGACTTTGTGTCCACCGTACATTTCGTCAGCTATCTTGGCGCACCGCTCGCGCTCCGCTGCCAAAGCCGCCGTCAGCGCATCGAGACAGCCACACCCGTTGTCGAACGTGCATTCGCAGTCGATGCAAAGCTGGTCACGCACCTTCTTGGCCGTGTCGCGAATGTCCTGCGGTATCTCGCTCATGGCTGGTCTAGATCCTGTTCTGAGGCACCAAGAGCGGCCTCTATCATGCTTTGGAACACCTTAATGGCACGGGATATCTGGTTGGTTTCCATCCCGGTATCGCGGAGTGCCCGAGCGCCAGCTAGAGCAACAGGTGATGTTGTGTCTAGTTTTGGCATCGCCTCTATGGCAGAGCGGGCTGATGCGATGCAGATGCAGCGGTTGGTGCCTTTTGGATGCAAGTCTTCCCACGGGAGACATGGCCAAGCGTGCTTGTTCTGGCTCTCCCATATGGCTCTGGCCACGCGCTCTACCACGTCGCTCATCCCGTCTTCTCCTTGCTGCTGATCCTTGGTGGTTATAGAACCCGTGGACGCGGCTGGGCCGGGCGCTTGTGCATCGCGGCCTTCTTCTTCAGCCATTCGCGGCGCTGTTCGGTTGCCGTAACATGAGCATCGAACTCTTCCTGATGGGCTTCCACAAGAGCGGCTATCGCCAATAATTCATCCCTCAGCCGCGTGCCGCGTTCCATTCCCCATCGGACCTCCCAGTCGATTTCGCGTTGCAAAGCCTTGCGTGGATCGTCTTCCCATGCTCCCCATCGCCTCGCCGTGTCACAGCACGTCATGCAAGTGAGGATGGCGTTGCGCTGCCGACCGTAGTCCTTTTCGCGCTGCAGAAATTCAGCGCGCATTATCGTTCGCGTCTTGGAGGCATCGAGGCCGCATTCGGTCAAAGCGCCCTCCGATGACGGACGCCACGGAAGCCGCGGGCGCTCGATATGGTCAACGGGATCTTTCATTTCCAGTTCTCCTTGGCGCGGTGAGAGGGGAGGTCACTCACACTTTGTGGTCTTCCATAGTTCCGCGAATTCTTTGTCTCGTTTGACGAACCAAAGGACGTGCTGCTTTGTCGGCATATCTTCATCGTGCTGCACGGTATTGCCGGAACGACCCGAACGAACGCGTCGCGCGAACTCCTCAAAGTCAGCGCGCGTGAATTTCGTGCGCTCCTTCTTCCAGAAATCGGGCTTGTGCCGTTGGGCGTTACCTCCGGCCTGCCTTTGGGCTTCCCGAGCCTTATTGATGGCTGCTGTCTGGCGCTCTTGATTCTCCTCAAATAGCCGCTTTCCATGCTCGACACGCTGCGCGCTAAAGTCGGCAGCGCATAGCCCCCGCTGGAATGGTAGGCAATACATCTCACGGTAGTCATCGCCGGTCATGCCATGGACGCCCCGCAAGTGGGCCTCAAGGATACGGTACGAGTGACCACATTGAAGGCAGACAACACGCGCGCCAGAGAAGTAAGCGTCGATCTGCTCCCGCGTTTCAAAGCGCGCATCGACCGGATAGCCGGCTTTTATAGATCGCTTGGCGTAAGGCATTTACGAAGTTCCCTTTAGGTTCGGCCGAACCCGTGAACGTGAACGGCGGTAGAACATCGTGTGAAAAGGGCCGCTTCGCGAAGTGCTCTTTCGCCGGAATTACGCGGGTTCGGATGGGGAGCCGATTGTTTACACCGAAGATGTCGGCGGTTCGAGTCCGTCATCGCCCACCATATTTTCCAACCACTTAGTACCATTTTTGCGAAGTTCCCTCAAGGTTCGACAAACCTCAGACCTCCAAAGATGCCGCCAGCCGCCGCAGATAATTCGGGCTGAAACGGGCATAAACGCGGTAGGTCATGGCCGTATTAGAGTGGCCCAGGAACTGCGCGATCTCCTCCATCGAATGCCCGTCTTCCGCCATCCAAACCGCCGTCGAGTGGCGCAGCATGTGTGGGGAGACATCAGGCCTCCCGATCTTGCCGCCAGCCGTCTTGATGCCCTTCTTGATCGAGAGCACGCGGTCGCCTGCCCACTCGACCACGTAAGGCGTTAGCGCGCCTTCCTGCGCCTCCGTCAGGGCGGCATATAGGCTGTCATTGATCGGCACTGTGGCTCGGCCCTTGCGGCGCTCCTTGTCGAACGGGTTGCGCAACTGGATCATGCGGCGATTGAAGTCCACACGGTCCCACGTCAGTTGCAGTGCGGCACCACTCCGGGCGCCGGTCGCGATCATCAACCGGATGGCGAGCTTCACATGAGGCGAATTCGCCGCTTCGATCAGCTTCGTTACCTCTGGGCGCGTCAGATAGCCTTCCTTCGCGTCGGGCTTTGCCGGCCGCTCTATGTGCGGTGCATGGGCGATGAGGCGCTGTTTTTGCGCCCATACAAGGACTGAGCGAAGATGTCCGAGCTCGGTGTGGATCGAGCCGTCTTTCCGTCCGGCCTTGCGTCTGGCGTCGGTATAGGCGCGGCAATGCGCTATCGTGACGGCCTCTCCTTCGATCGCGCCGAAATATGGCTCCAGCGCCTTCCATGTGAATTTCATGGTGGTGACCACCGATCGTCCGGCCTTGTCGATGCAGTAGCCTTCCCAGAGATTCTTGACGGTCGAGCCCTTCGGGCGCGTCATCTCCGCATATCGAGCCGGGGCGCGGCGGGCCGCCTCTTTCGGGTCATCCGTCCCAAGTCGATAACGTCGGCGGATGTCTCCGTCGTCCCATGTGACGCAGTACTCTCCCTTGAGCCTGGTGATCCGCCAGTCTGACATTCGTAGTTCTCCACATCGCTCGCCCGGATTCGCAGCAGCTTGCCGCCGAGCCTAAAGGCGGGCAGGGTGCCAGACGCTATCATATTGCGCACATGGCTTTCCGAACACTCCCACCGCTCGGCGAGCATCGCGGGTGTGTACACGTTGGGGAAAACCTCGATTGGCCTGCTCACTTGCCATCCCCCTCTGAGAGGGCGGAACGGCCGGCAACCAAGGCCTCGTCCAGTTCATAGACGGCGCCGCAGTTGGTCTTTGGCAAAGTTGCCCCTAGGCGGCTCGGGTGGCGGTCGTATGGACCGTCCTCCCGGCTTTCGCCATTCCATCCAGCCACCATTTCTCGGACGCCATGGAGCGCCTTCGCGTTCACCAGCCTATCCAGCGCCCCGCGCAACCGCTTCTCAGCCTCACTGAGGCGGGAGAGTTCGGAGAGGATCGCCGACACGCCAGCAACCGTGAACATGGCGCGCTCGCGGTCCTTGTGCCTTTCGACGTGGGCGCGGACGGCCTCGATCTTGTCGGTGTCAGCCATTACTGCCGCCCTCCATATCGCTTGTGGTAGTATTCCCACCGCTCGTCGTCAGGCGAGATCATGTCTGGAAAGCAGCAGGAAAAATCGGGCGTGCATTCGTCGTTGATTGGCTCGTGGTATGGCCTGCCCTGCGCCCAAGCGAGGCATTGAGTCCTCGCGCGTTCACGGTAGCGCATCGCTTCCTGCGGCGACATTTTGCTAGGAGCGATAGCCATTATCCCCGCTCTCCATTGCTCAGTGCGGGGGCGAGCAAGCTTTCGAGGATATCGAAGGCTCGATCTGCGTCCACCCTGTCCTCGTAGTCGATGACGACGCATTTGCCATGCATGGATAGCGTGCCCTCCGGGAGCACCATCCCCGGCACCGGCTCAGCGCTGTCGGCGGGAGCGGCGAGGGCCGCGTCGAGCAACGCAATGACCTTCGGCAGCGCCTCGCTGTCGTAGCCGACCGATGGCCTGCCGCCTTTGCTGATCGGATACTCGACATTGAAGTGCGCGCGAACCTGACGGATGGTGTCCAACGCCTTCACCGGCTCGCCCGCTTTGGCTATAGCGGCTTCGGCGCGGTCTCCCGAACTGGATGGGGTTGGTTCGGAGGGGGCGGATTCGCAGCGGCTTACGTCTAGGTAACCGCCTGACTTTATTGACACTACGCGGCCATCAGAAAAAGTCACTCTTGTAGGGTGTGTTTCATCATCGGCGATGTAATTAACGGACGGAGTGCGACGTTTCCATGCAGCGATTGCTTCATCCTCGCTGTCTGCAATCATTGCGCCGCCGCAATTGTGGCATTGCACGCAGCCCTGCTCTGGAGGCCATGAATACCCGTGGCTCAATTCGTCGCTTCCGCAAAACGGGCATGGCTTAAGCTCTTCCGTAACACGGCTCATGATGGCTCCTTATTAGTGAGGAAGGCGCGGGCAGCGCGCTGGTAGATTTGAATGACCTTGACCAGCCCTATCTTCGTCCATTGAGCCGGGAATTCGTTCAATTCCTCAGCCACCCCTTCGATCACCTTCCTCGCCGCCTCCAGTTCCGCCCGCATGGCGGTGAGGCGAGAGGCGGCTTCGGATGCATACGCCAGAAAATCGCCATAGCTAACCCATCCGCCATCGCGGGCCGGCTCTATGCCGACGTCATAGCCGGTAGCCTTGTAACGCGCGATCGACGCGGTGCGCCGCTCGACAAGCGTCGATGCGGGGGAGGATATGTCGGTCATGGCTTTGCCTGTGCGGCTGAACGAAGGATGTTCTGGACAACGGCGCGCATCGCCAGCCGCTCATGATCGAGCGCCGCAACTCGCTCGGTGAGCTTGTCAGGGAGCGACGTGGTGACATTCTGGGCCGCGTTGTCCATGCGGTCCCATGCTTCTGCGAGAAGCATAAGCTCGACCTTGGTCATTCCTGAAACCTCCGGGTTGAGGCGAAGCCGCGCGATTGAAGCTTGGCCTTTGAGGGTGGATAGACGCCGAGGTGCTTCGCGCGAATCCGGTCGGCCTTCTCGCGCAAGGCGTTCTCATCTGCGGTCTTCTGCTTGTGCGGATCGACCAGCGCCGGCGCCAGGTTGCGCTCGCGATTCTCGCCGCCTGACCATAGGGGCTTGATGTGTTCGGCCTCCCACTTCTCGCCGGGGCCGATCTTCCTCTTGCTGATGTGGCATATGCCGTTGTGGCGCAGGAAGATGCGGGCAAGCACGGTTGCCGGCGGCTTTGAGTCCGGCGTCTTGCCGATCCATTCCTTGACGCTGCGGCCGCCGTTGGGGTCTTCGATCTTCATCAGCGCTGCCCCACGGAAGCCCGCAGAGAGGCGTTCGTCGCCTGCCGCAACATTCCGACCATCGGCTTGAACTCGCGCTTGTGCGCCCTCCTGTCGGCGATCTGGGATAGGAGCGCGGCCCGCTGGTGCTCCGCTGTCTTGAGCAGGCGTTCGGCGCGCTTGCGCTGGCGCCAGGCGAGGAAGAGGGAAAGCGGGTTCATCAGAGCATGCTCCTCTGCGGCGCCGGCTTCGGTTCAGTCGGTATGATTTTGTTCTTGCGCCAGTCGAAGAACCCGAGCGCGCCCTTGACCTGGATGAAGGGCACCGGGCGCTGATTGGCAAGGACGAAGCCATAGCGTCCGACGAACCACGGGTTATCCGATCTGGTCACGCAGTCGACGATGTCGGCCACACCGACGATGCCGCCGGTTTGCCAATCGGGCGGCGTCGGAATGTCGATGATGCGGTCGGTGACAGGATGGCGCTGCACCGACAGTGACAAGTCGCAGGACTCGTCTATGCGCTTGCCTGCATGGATGGCGACCGGGCCGCGATAGCGCGTCGGCCAGTCGCGATTTTCGATGGCCTTGTGCCGGTTTATGATGAGCCATGCCCACGGCTGCATGATCGACAAAGCTTTGGGCGGAAGGTCGTCCATCACGCGATCTCCTTCGGCTCGCAACCCGCTATCCCCGCGATCAGCGCCAGCGTGTCAGCCGCGCTCGCCTCGCCGAAGCAGACCAGTTTGCATCTCGAGTTGATGGAATTGGCCTTGTCGCGCGCGGCCTTGCTGATGGTGGCCGGCGTCAGGTTATCGCGGATGCCGGTCATCTGGTTCTTGAGCACGTCCTGCTCGCCGACGCCTGTTGCAGCCCAAAGCATCCGTGCAGTCTGCTTCAGCCAGTCGCGGTCTTCCGGTGTGAGATCGGAGGAGGAAGCCGCCTGCTCACCATGAGCGGGTTCCGGGCCTGTGGCATCCGGTGCTTCCTCCTCCTGCTCGCCGCTCTCCTGGTGGAGAGGTTCGGCAGCGACGGCTTGGGCGGGGGGAGTGCCTTGGGGGTCGCCGTCGCTGCCTTCCGACATGGGGGCGTCGGATGGGGTGTCTGTAAATTCAATACCGCGCTCCGCGGCGAAAGCGTTGATAAGCTCCAGCAAGCCGCCGAACTCCTGCTTGGTCATATCGGACGTGCGCATGCCGAGAGGGACAACCGTGCCAGCGTCGATGCCAGGCACGAAACGATGCTTGCGCAATGCTGCGGTGAAGATGTCCTTCCAGTCGTCGGCCGGCAGTTTCTCGCCATGCCATTCGACCTTGCGGGCTATTTCGGTCAGGCAAGCCCAGAGACGAGCGTTTTGGTCCAGCGTGCGCTTGGACTGCCGAAACTCGACAATGGTGCCTGGCGCGGCTTGTTGCGCCCAAGACGCCACACGTTCGCGTTCATGCCGGCTGTTGAGAATTACCATTGCGCGTGACATCTGCTCACCCCGCCATCAAGCTTTGAACGAGTTGGTTCTTCAGGACTTCGGTGCGCGGCTTGCCGTAGGAGCGGATGCGCTCGACCATCGCGGCAAGCTCGTCGTTGAACCGGTCGATCTCGCCGGCCATGTTCTTGATGTACGGTTCGTCGCGGGTGATCCGGACGCGCAGCATGGGCAGACCGGGCCAGTAGCTCACGAAGTCCCACCACTCGCGCTCGGAAACCCAGAGGTTGCCCTGAACCTGGGCGACATGCTCTGGCGGGAGGCGGTCGCGTTCCAGCCGGTCGATCTGGATATGCGCTTCGGCCGTCTTGATCTCAAGGCCGCCGTTTTCGCCGACGAGGCTATCCGGGCTGGCGCCTTTCGTTCCGTTGCGGATGAACCCGACGCGCTGGATATCGGCGTCGTAGATGAACGCGTAGGTCTCCCGCGCCTCGTCTTCCATGACGTTGCCGCGCTCCATCTGCTCGCTCTTGTAGGAGGACATCGGCTGGCCGGTGATGATCTCGCCGGCAAGCTTGCGCATGTATTCCGAGCGCATCTTACCTTCGCCCTTCGCCATGACGGTCGCGAACTTGGATGCGGTCGGGATACCGGCCCGGCACGCAAACCAGTCATCAGATCCCTGTTCGCAGTCGAATATCTGGATCACGCCGCTTTCCCCTTGCGATCCTGAAGGACTGAAGCGGCTTTGTCGTAGTGACGGGCGAGGAGTTGCGAGACGCCCTCAACCTTCGCCCATTCGCAAAACTTGGCGACATCCGTCCCGGTCTCATTGATGAGGGCGAGAAGCGTGTCGCGCTGCGCGTCGGTGATGAACTGGTCGACCGTTTCGTCAGCCTTCTTGGCGTCGTCGTCGTGAGCCACAGCGAGACCGAGCGCGGCCTTCAGGGTGTAGCGCTGCAAATAGGTGATGGTCGAACCGATCGCCTGGATCGAATTCTTGTTGCCGGAATTGTCGCGGCCGGCGGCGAGCGTCGTTTCCTCGAAGTGGCCGGCCTTGTGCGCGACAATGCAGGTGACGCGGACGGGCTGATCCGGTTCGGCCTCCGTCCGGTAGCGGTATGATAGGCCGTTCTTCGTGAGGACCGGCCCAACCTGTCGCTCGATCTGGGCGAGGTCTTCGAACTTGTAGTTGGTGTCGGCCTTGCTCTTATCCTTGGACTCGAACGCCACTCGCCTGTTGGTCAGGATCGGCGCGAATTCAGCCTTGGCCGCCGCCATGGCCTCATCGAACGCCTTGCGGGCCTGCGAGGCCTCCCACCGCTCTTGGAGGGCGAGAAGCCTCTCCAGCGTCTCAGGCGTGGCATTGGAGGCCAAGGCACGGTCGATCATCGCCATCGGCGTGACGGCGGCAGGTTCGTGCGCCAGCACCATGGCCGAACGGGTCTGTTCGACAACCGCAGTGCTGGCTTGCCCTATGGACTGGATGCCTTCGATATCTGCGTCGATGGTTTTCGTGGTCGCGTTCATGCTGCACTCCTTGTTGCAAGGGCGAACTCGCGTTCGCGAAGATGTCGGCGAAGCTCGGCCGGGATCGGCGAGGCCAAGAGAATTTCGATGGCCGCCAGTTGCTCGTTTCGGTCGGGCTGCCAGAGTTCGCGGTCGGCGCTCTCGGCAAGCTTCAGCGCCGCGTCGAGCATGGCTGTGTGGTGATCGATCACGGCCGGCTCCTGCAGTCGCGCTTGGCCCGGCGGAGAAGCTCGAACTCTTCAACCCAGGAACCGTCCCGGGAATAGGCACCGGACAGCGCGCGAGCTGCGGCCACGTTCAGCGGAACGATCCGGTCGAGCACACCGCGTTTCAGGAATGGCCGGCGCTCGTAAGCGGCGTCAATAGCCCGGTCGATATCGACGCCGGCATTGAGCGCGTAGGGCAGGTCAGCGTCGATGGCGTTGTTGTACGAGGCCATCGTCCAGTAGGCTGCACGGCCTTCGTAGATGGCATCCAGCGCCTTTTCGCGCATGATGGTGTCTTCGTTGCCGTAAACGGCTATCGCGTCATCCAGGGAGCGCTTGGCAGCCATAGGCGTATCCGCCATGAAGGCCGTCGCACTCTCGCCCTGCATGCGGACGCGGTGGAGGGTCATGGGGTGCGGCCTTCTGCGCAGAGATCGGGGCCACCGCGACCACAGGCGCAACCGGGCCATTCGTCGCATTGGTGCGTGGGGCTGTCCGTGCCGGCCGCCATGCGGCTACGAACCAGTTCGAACAGCGCTTCCAGGTTTTCCTGCCGAAGCTTGAGAACGAAGGTGCCGATGTCGTTATTGAAGCGAGACCAGGCCATAGCGCCCCCCATGCCGGTGTTGATGATGCCGGCAGCCTGAAGGTCAGCCATGTCGATGTTGTGCAGGACGTGGAAGATGTCCCTGAATTGCTCAGCGTTCATGGTGTCTGTTACCTTCGTCTGTGTCTGGCTAGGTGGGTGGGGCTATGCTGCCGAACGCTTGGCCTCGCGGCGCTGGATGACCCGCGCCATGTCCTCAAGCTCATCGAGGGCAAGGACGATGCCGCGCTCGACAACCGAAGTGATCGTCGGGAAATAGGGGAGCGTCGCCTGCGCCTGATCGATCTTGGC